ATGTTTTCTTTTGCTTCGGCAATTGCTATTCCAAATCGTTTCATTTGACCTTCGGCGGTTCCCGCTGCTTCGGCTGTCGCGCCACCAAACGTTCCACCTAGAACGTCCATCACCGTGTTCAGGTCTGCACCGTCTTTGATCAGCGCCGCCATTTCTGGTGAAAGAGATTTCAGGCCTTTCATGTTGCCTGCGTAGGCCTTTGATAGCGCGTCAGAAACCGTTGCTAAATCTTTGCCTGTGGCTGTGGAAATATCCATTGCCAGGCTTAGGCCTTCTTGTGCTTTGCCAATGTCTTTTGTACCGCGCACAAGGTTGGCTAGGGCAGGCCTCAAATCATCGTCAGCAATACCGCTGGCCAATGACATTTTGCTGATCATGTTTTCCGTTGCAGCGATTTGTGCATCAGTAGCACTAGCGGAAATGTTGAGTGTTCGCGCTAATTCGACTTGCGCGGCCTGATCTTCCATTGCTGCTTTTGTGGCACCAGCCAACGCATAGCCCAACGCGCCAACAGCGGCAGCAGCAGGCAGGGCGGCCTTTTTGACGGCGTAACCAGCCTTTGCGCCAGCGCCTTCAAGGCTCTGAAATTCCTTTACAGCCTTGTCTAAACCTTTGCTGTCAAATTCGCTAATGATCGGAATTTTGATTGCCATTACATCACCAGGTTTCTATTGACAGCGTCCATTACGCGTTCCACCAATTCAACCATGTTTTGTTCAACAGCGCCCGCATTGCGGTCATAGGCAGGCCACATGACGCGTGAAGGCAAACCAAATTGCAAAGTGAGCGCTGAAATGAAACGTGCGCCCTGGGCGTTAGATCCGCCCTGTTTGCCAGCCATATCGATGATGGCAGCGGCAGGGTCTTTTTGAATGATGCTGATGGTGCTGGAATTGCGTTTGCTGGTATCTACTTTGACACCAACACCGCGCTGGGCTTTCTGCTGGCTGTACGGAAATTTTTGATTTCCGCGCTGCGTCCATGCGCGTTCCATACCAGACAGCAGGCGCGGTGGGTAACTGGCCTTTGCATCATCGATAGCAGGTTTGGCTAGTTCCTTTGCTTCTTTGTTGATGGTCTTGCGTAAATCGGGGTCAACCTGGCGCAATTCTTTCAGCGCCTCTTTCAATCCGTAAACCTCAATTTGTGCGGTGGCGCTCATCGTTTTCCCTTGTTTTGCTTATTCAACACAGTAATGACTGTTTGCAAATCGCGGGTGTCAAATTCGATATGTGGCGGCCACCAACCGACCGCTACCAAAACCTCTGCTAGTTGGCGGCGGTAGGTGCCGCGTCCGTAGGGTTTGGGTCTGTGGTGTCCACCGCTTCAATGTCCATGTTCGGGTTTTGTTTCAACCATTCAGACCATGTGGCTGGCATAGTTTCGCCTGCCAATTTGTACAGATGAAATGCCCAGCAAACCATGTCATTCACGCCGATGCCACGGCCGTCAGACACTTTGCGGTTTTCTGATTTTTCCCATTCGCTGATCACCAACAGGTTTGTGGTTACCTCACGGGGTGGGGTGTTTTCGTTCAGCGTGATACGCAATTTGATTTTCATTTCAATCCTTCCGTCTAGTTTGTGTTATTGAAATTTATGCTGTTACGTCAACGCTGTAAACGCCACCTGTGAACGTTAGATCCACGGTGGTGAGTTCGCCTAATGATGCGTTGATAACTGGCAGGCTTTCCAGATAAGTGTTCGTCAAAACAAAACCTGGGTTCGTGGCGCTGTCACCTGATCCGTATGCAGGATTGACTTGAACGGTGCATTTTGTGCCCACTAAATCTTTGAGGCTTGCATAAGTTTCTGCTGCTGCATAAGACATGTACAGGGTCACGGTCAATTCGTTGTTTTCCAATCCGCCCGTGTAGGTGCGTGATCCAGTTCCAAATGCGGTGTCCTCTAGCGCTTCGACTGTGCGCGTCAATGTTGCTGCGGTGGCCTGATCGGTGAGGTCAACAAGTGTTCCAATGGCTGCGCCAATTTGGACTTTCGGGTTGCTCAACAGGGTGCTGGTTGCCATGTGGTTTCTACTCCTTAGGTTTGGTTTTCACTTTAGATGGTTTTGGTGCTTTGTCGGTGGATTGTCTAATAAACCCGCCAGCCAACAAATGATCCACGTTTTCGTCACCTGCATCAAATTCGTCACCTGGTGTTCCTAGACGTGGGGAAATAATCACATATTTCATGCTGTTTGCGCCTGTTGCATCACGGTCAATTCATAGCATGGCAACATCACGCCACCAATATCAACGGTGGTTGGACGCCCAGCGGTGACGGATCCAACGCCAGCCAGAACGCCAGCGGTGAGGTTCAACAGGTTTCGCATTGCGTCAAGGTTTGCTGGCCCCATTGAAATGATCTGGATTGGCCAACTGATTTTGACAATGTTGTAGTTCCATGCTTCGAATGAGCAGGCACCGATGAACGCGCATGGCGGTACAAGGTTTCGGGGATCTGTTACCACTTGCAAACCTGTGATGGTTTCCAATTTGGTTTTCAGATCGTCCAGCGCCTCATTGAACAGGTCTGTATATGCAACGGGCATCAGGCCACCTGCGGGCGTGAAATACCTAGCAACTGTTTGATGATTGGGGACAGGCCTGTGGTTGGCGCTGTGCCCATTTCGCTGAATGATGCAAACACATCAATTGATCCGCGTTGACGGTACAGCGCACCACCATATTGAATTGTCCCCAGCGTCACGTCACCAGATGGGCTGGTTGTGAGGCTGTCAACATAGCCTGCCTCTTGCCGTCTGCGATAACAAAAAGCATTTGCAGCGCTGGCGCATTGCGTCAAAAATGTTGTGTCCGCTGCGGTAGCGGTCCCAATGCCTAACCAATCCTCAATGTTTGTTGCCGTGATCCACGTGCAAACAGGGTTATATGCAATGGTTCCTGATGCTGCAACGCGTTCAACATCGTCTGCGGTTTTGGCGTATAGCACCTGATTTTGAATTGGTATTTGGTAGTCATACAACAGGTCACCCTGCGTATCAACACCAATGAACAAATATTGGGGTATTGCCACCACCGATGCTGTGCCGTTGAATGTTGCATCAACACCAGCAACGGTGATGGATTGCCCAACTGCAATTTCATTGGGGGTGAGTAATTGCAGGACTGCGTAGTTGTCAACCAAATATTTGTTGGTGACTGTGTAAGTAGCCATGGCGGTTAGGCCGCCTTTCTACTAGGCCTGGGTGATCTTGCGGATCATTCCTGGGATCGCTGCAAAGGTTGAAACGAACCCGTGGAAACTCATGGTCCTACCCAAAACTGCAGGTGCCTCTAGAGATTGCAATCCGCGTATGCTCTCAAAAAATTCGAAGGCATCGCCTGAACCAGCACCAACGCGGGTGATGATCATGGTTTTTGCAGCAAAGTTGCTGTCAACTACCAATTGCAGACCCAATGGGTTTCCGTTCCATGATGTTGCGTTTCCGCCACCCAATGCGTTCTGACCTGTGAGGCCTGCACCGATGAATGGGAACACAGGGCGACCTGTGGTGTCTGCCAATTGGCCCATCTGACCCCATACGTCTGGTGAAACAAACATGTGGGTCGGCGTAAAGTTACGGCCATTCGAAATGTCAACAGCGCTGTCATAAACAGACTTGAGCAAGTCAGCAACGGTGCCGTCCCAAACGCCTGATGCGCTTGCTGCGGTGAGCAATGCGTCTGCTGCAAAATTGTCCGATGCGATCATGTATTCGCCCATGAGGTCATTCAAGATCAATGACATTGCTTCGGGTGACGTGAACGAAATATCTTGTGCGCTCAAGGTCACCTGACCAGCCAGCGTAGTTTTGCTGACCGTGTTTGCTGCAATGACCATTGTGGTTGCAGATACTGATGCAAGTTCGTTTGCCTGTGCTGCAACGCTGGTGTGCGTTGTGATGGTTGGACGAACAAAGGTTTTTTGCTGTCCGTTGTCTGGGTAAGCACGTGCGCCCAATGCTTCAACTACTGGACGAATAAAGTTGAGATCTTGAACCAATGGCCCTAAAACAGGAACAGGTAGCAAACCTGGTGTGTCGGTGGTGAGAATGTCACCAGCGGCTGCTTGCAAAGCGGTTTTCTTTGATGCTGTGTATTCAGCAACTGCTTTGTTGATGTTTGCGAAAGTATCGCCACCTGCGTGAAACGCGGCCATGTATTCGCCTGCTGATGGCAATGCAAATTCTTTTTTGGCTTGTGCGAAAATTGGCGCGGTTGGGATTGTTGCTTCAACTGCTGGTGCTACTGGTTCGGACATTTCTGTTTCCTTTTCAATCGGTTCCTGTGTTTCAGTATTGCTGATTTCCTCTGGCTCATGGTGGATACTTGCAGCCACTTGTGAGATGTTAGCCATATCGCCAAATGCGCCGATTGGAACCAGGCTCAGTTCCTGCCATTCGGCTGCTTCGATGATCATGGTGCCTGCTTCATCGTAAGAAAATTTAGTTGGGTTTACCCCAACGCTGACCTGGTCAATCGTGCCGTCTGATGCCATTACTAGCGCGTCATTGCCCAATGTTGTGGCGCTGATTTTTGCTGTAAACATCATTCCCTGTTCGGTGTCCACGCGCTCTGTGACAACACCAACTGGCATTGAGGCATCGTGGTACATAAACAGGCGTGGTGCCTTGCCTTCAACAGGAAGGGATCCTGGGCGGAAAATAACCTCTGTTCCATCGCTCACGCGGGCGGGAACGTTATATGGAACCGCGGTTCCAGAAATTGAACGCCGTGGCTGTTCGCCTTGCGCTGCATCTAGCGTGAAATCGCCTGCAATTAGTTTGATCATCGGTTTGCTAACTCCTCTTGTGTATTTTCCTCAATAACGGTTTCTGTGTTGTCCATGCTGTCGGCCATAAAGTTTTCCTCTAGGTATTCATCAGCATCAAATTCAACATACGTGCCACGCGGTAAAACATTATCCATTGACAATGCGCCCGCAATGGCATCTGCATATAGTTTTACGCCGAACAGGTACAGGTCAGCGCGGGCCTGTTGGCTTGACTGGTATGAGTACGCGCCCGTAGCAACGCCCACAAGGTATGGCGGTACGTTTGCAATTCGCGCCATTTCCAATGATTGATATTGGCTGGCTTCGATCAACAGCATTTTGTCTGGTGTTGCAGCGGTTTCTGTGTAGGTCAAATACTGGTTCAATGCAGCCGTTTGGTTTGTTGCGCGCGCTGCATTGAATTGTGCTGCAAGATCTGAAAGTTCCTGGGCGCTTAGTGGTTCGCTGTTTTCTGTTTGGCGCAAAATGCCAGCAGGAATTGATGATGATGCGTTACGGTTTCGCGCTGCTTCAAGTTTCAACGCGGTATCAATTGCACCTGGTGCAGAATAAATTAGGCCCTGTGCTGGTGACAAAAATTGAACAAGGTTTGCTGGGTCAATTTCTCCACCCTGAAAATACACTTGCGTTGACGGTGCAAACCAAACAGGGCCAGCCTGATCTGTTGTTGTAATTGATCCTGCTGGTAAACGTGTAAATGACGCTGGATAGCCATCAGCCGTTCTGCTGGTGCAATACCAGAAGGCTCTGCCGTAAGCGACTAAATCGTCCAGCGTCCAGGCCATGAGAAATTGAAAACTGACTGATGGATCTGGACGGCGTAACCATGAACGTGGTGCGATGTAAACCTTTTCCATTTCATCGCCGTTCCACATTTCGTTGTACATTTTCAACGGCATTGAACCAATGACTGATTTGAAAAGATCCATTGCGCGGTTGATTGTTGGAACAGACATTGCCAAATTGCGCTGTTCGCCTTCGCGGTAGGTGTAGTACTGGCCGATCATGTTCACGCCAACATTTGATGATGAATAGCCTGGGGAAAATCCGCCTGCCACCGCTGGTTCACCTACATGGGTTGAAATTGCAGCCTGTTTGGTGCGCGAAAAAATAGCCATGCGTCAAGCATTACACACATTGGGTTGTTGTTGGTGACACCAGGCTATGCGAAACCCGACAGAAGGCGAAGGCCAGCCTGGTGCCGTTTTCATATTAGCCATTTGAAACAACCATCATGGGTTTGCCACCAGTTTTTGGTTTGCTAGTCAACGCCGCTGCAAACACCGCTAGGCGCGCTAATTCGATAGGGCCACTAGAACGCTGTGATGAAAGCGCTATGGATCCCTGTGACCTGACGGCAACGGCGCGCCCGATATGTTCAGCCAGCATGGTTTCACCTGTGTGGACTAACAATTTTTGGCGGATCATTTGGCGAACGGGATCTGTCCATTTCAAAATTTCGCCATAGCCAACCACTACCCGTTTGCGTTCTAAATGCAACGGCCAATGCAAATCAATTGATGGGGTGATAGCAAATTTGATTGCAGGGTTTTGGTTCAATCGTTCAACGTGTTCCATGACCTGGGCGTATGTGTCCACCATAAATTCAACGGTCACCGCGGTGCGTCCGTCTGGTAAAGCCACGGCGCGCAAACCAAAATACCGTGTTTCATCAACGCTGTTTTCTATGGCTACGGTGCCACCGTCAGGGATCGGCCCATCGAATTGCAATGATTGCCATAACCCTGGGGTAAGCCAACCCTGATCTGATGCCACCCACAGGTTGCATGATGCGCGAAGGAATTGTGTGCGGTCAGGGTTTTCGCTTTCCGCGGTGATGGTTTCCATTGCCAATGTGTGACCTAGTGCGGGGTTTCCCCACGCCCATGCGGCAGGGTTCATTGGGTCTAGATCTGGTGGTGGTGACCATTCTGCAAAATACAGGTTGCCTGTTTTCTTTTGGTCAATCATTCTCAACGCCTGTTCACGCCATTTGAGGAAGGCCCGTGAATTTTCTGTGCCCGCTGTTGACCAGCAGGACAGCAAAGGCGATTTCTGGGCGCGCATAGCAGGCAACAAACCACCGTCAATTGCTTCGCTGGAAATGTCCCAAATCTCATCAGCCACAATCAGGTTTGGGCTAGTGCCGTGACCAACGGACGGCCCAGCAGCGCGCACAAACCAACGTGAACCGTCAGGCATTGTGACGCTGTTACGCCCATAAGAGTGCGAAACCTTTGCACCAAATTTGGCTTCAAGGATCGGGGCCAATTCATCAAACAGCATTACGCCTAAATCAAGCCTGTGGCTTACAGATAAGACCAATTGTTTCTTGCCTCTAATGATCGGCATTTTTGTGAGCCACCAACCCACCAACGTCATAAGGGCAACGGTCTTTCCGTTCTGTCGCGCTGTTGAAACCAATGAAATGCGATTGTGCAAATTCAAATCATCGTCATGCACCAACTGGCCAGTCAATGCGCGCAATTGCCAAGGCATCAATTCGATACCCAGCACGTCCCTAGCCCAGCCCCCCAGATCCGCCCCAAACGATCCCAGCCCATCAGGCACCAACGTTTCCAAGCGCGGCTGGTCATGGCT